GCTTGAATCGTTCGGGATGTGAACATTCCTTTTTTGAGAAGAGGGGGCGGAGGGGGGCGACGGCTCGGCCGGCGCTTCTTCCTCTTCTCTTTCTTCTTGTGTATTTGAAGGTGGAGGTGAAGAGCTTTCTTGTGGGTTACGGTTGGGTATACCCAGAATAAAGCTGTCGGTTATTTGTGGGTTATTTTTAGGGGGTCTGCCGCCCTTTTTACCGTTTTCAGCCGCCGAAACCCGTTTTGACTCTGCATTTGCCATTTCGATGTCCGCCCTTTTGTTGTGGTAGTTACCGTTTTCGTGCGTAAAGTAATAACCCAGAATAAAGCTACAGGTTTTTTCATCGGCCTTGCAAACTCGGGCCAATCGGGTTATATCGTCGCCGATTTCTCCCTTTTTTAGCCAGTAGTGCATGAGTAAAAGCAGATATGCCCCGTGTTCCTCGGCGGACAGTTCTATCGTATCCCCGAGGTAGTCACCTATATAAACCGGCATCCAGATATCGACTTTGGCCATTTTATTTGAATATCTCCAATGCGACGGCCTCAAGTATCTCGATTTGGCCCTCGCTGTCGATGTAGTCGATAATTTTCATATTACGATTTTTCGCGCTCAATATGGCGTTGCAATGCGTCCGATATCCATATTCACGGTAAAGATTGGTATACGCGTCCCTGTGCGGTGTTCCGGTCTTTGCAACATACTCATTGACGGTTTTAACTATGTTGCTTCGAGAATCAAGAGGAGGAGCGGTATTACCTATCATCCTCTGACCTTGTGGCTGACTGCTCATAACGAGATTCCCCACGGCCATTAAGAGCTTTTCGGCAATGTTTTCCAGACGATCGAGCCGTGCTTCTATCCTGCTTTCCTCCGCATTTGCGGTATGTTGACCTACAGGCTTTGTGTAGGTTTCAGCGTTCATACGGAAAAGGTCGGCGGCGTTCTTTCCGAGACCAATTTCTATCATGGCGCATGTTTCCTGAACGCTATAGTCGGCGGGATGTGCCGAAGTGCTGGCGGCTATTTTACCCGCCACGGCGGGCGATTCGCCCGCCAACTTTCTGGCCCATCTTCTTACCGCCGTGTCATCCTTTCCTGTCGCCCCTGCAATTTCTTTCGTTGTCATTTCCATTCCTCCAGTAAAATTTCGCCCTTTTCGCAGTTGAACATTCCTACGCATTCGAAAATCCGTCCGATTTTTCCATAGTGAAATTTGTGAAGTATTTCTATTTCTGCCGAAAGTCTTGACGGGTGTATTGTATCGCTCATCACTCCGTCTACGATAACCCGAAAATGCCTTACCTTGAATCCTGCATCGTCCATGTCTGTTTCCCTCCCGGGATAAAAAAAGGCCGGTCTTGCGCTACCACACGCTTGACCGGCCAAAAGTACAAAATTGCTCGCGGAAGGTGGTAGTCATCCGTGAGCAATCTCAACATCCCAATTATACCCCATCCCCTGAAAAAGTCAAGGTCAGCGGTACAATTCCACCGTTTCCGCTGCCGGTTCCCGCTCATACAGAATCCGCTTGCCGGTATGGTTTGCGTACCTGAATTCCTCGCGCGCCCCGGACGATTCCGTCCAGTTGTCTAGGAAATACACGGCTTCGGCGACGTCGATCATCGAATAGCAGATGTGCATGTAATCCTCCCATTCGAGGCCGTCCGGCAGGATTGTCGGCGAAAGGACCGTATGCCGCGCGAACCGGAGAAGCAGTATTGCCCGCTCGAAATGCTCGTAATAGTCCGGCTCCCCGGTGATTTTACCCGCGATGTAGACTTTCATGACTGTGCCTCCTCGAATAACTCCGGTTCAACATAGGTTTTTTTCTCGGGCCGTTCGCAAAATAGATACGGACTGCAATATGTCAGTACCTTTTCGTTTGCCTCTTTGAAAAAGTTTTTCTTGATCTCGAATCCGTATGCCTTCCGGTTAAGGTTTTTGGCCCCGAGAAGGGTTACCGCGCTGCCTGCGCATGGGTCAATTACCACGTCGTCCGGGTCGGTAAAAATCTCGATTAGGCGTTCCATAAGCGCAAGCGGTTTTTGTGTCGGGTGGACTTTTGGCGTATCATTGTCGCGCGGCCAGTCCATGCAGTTGAAAACCATCGAACCGAAATTATTGAACTTCGGGAGCTTTTCCCGGTACAGTAAAAGCGCGTATTCGCAGTTTCCGACGACGCGCATATTTGCCTTGAGCACCTGCGCAGAGAAGTTTTTCCGAAACACGAGGTTGATATAGTTGTTCAAGCCGTGTTTTTTCGCCTCTTCAATAAGCATGAATTGCTGCTCAAATGAGCAAAACACGATCATGCACGGGGCCTTTCCGCGCTCCTTCGGTTCGTTTTTCAGCATTTTACTGCAAAAATGAAGGAATTCGGGAACGCGGAAGTCAAGGTCAGTATCGAAAAAGTTCTTTCCGGCCAACTCGCTCGCCCCGTTGGCGTTATCGCCATCGACGTACCATTGCGGATTTGACCCGTAGGCGTTGTTTCCGACGTTGTACGGTATGTCCGTCAAGACCAATTGCGCCTTCGGGATGCCGTACACCTTATAGTTTTGAAAATGATCGTTGTATAATTCTACTCGCTCCACTTCGTTTTTTCTCCTTGGTTCAAATTGCCCTCAACACCCTGTCAACGTACCATGTCACTTCCCCTAGCCGCGCCCCGGATCGGCCCATCTTGTGCGCCGTTATCGCAAGGCGGGCATCCCCCAGCGCCGCCAGGTTATCAACGTACAGACGCCCCGCGATCACGAGGGAATCGAGCGGACACCACGGGTTGTATTCCCCGTAGGCGGCCGCCCGTTCCGCGTGAAACCGCTCGTTGATCTGGCATAACCCGATCGATACCCCATCGTCACCGACGGCGCCCGGATTGTACGTCGATTCCGCAAAGGCAATGCCCCGGAGAATCGATTCCGGGCAGCCGGTCAAACCCGCGGCGATCTGGTATATCGTCAATTCCGGTTCATCGAACAGAATCGGCGCGTTTCGGTCGTCGAGATGCGCGGACATGCACCCGGAGGCGAGAACGGCGGCGATGGTCACGGTCAGGAAAAGCACTTTTTTCATGGTTTTGCCTCAATTTTCCATTGACAGCGGCATAATTATAGCCGTCATGTTGTTTGTTACAAACTTGACGCCTTTATTTGATGCCCAATAATGGCACTTCCACGGAAACCCGACAGGCAGGTCGGCGAGATAGTGATGATTGAATACGACCGCTTCCGGGAACGCTCGGAAAAAAGCTATTGTATTTCTGAAAAGCACTACAGACCGTGAGTCATTTTTGAGCGTGAAGCCCTGAAAGTCTATTACCTGTTTCGGCTCACCCTCGGGCATAACCCGCCTCCAGTTCGGAAAAGTCCCGCAGTCTTTTTCCGATTCGTCGGAAACCCGTGCAATCTGCGTAACGGTTCGACCGGATTTTACCACCTTGTAATGTCCGGACGTAACCCCGTAGATTTCGGTTGACTTGTGAAGCGGCTCCACAATATGCAACCTTGCTCCGTCGGTCGATATTGCACGAAGACCCTTCGCGGGGTCTTCCGCGTCAACAGGCTCCACTAGTATCCAGTTCATGAAATACCGGCATTCATCGTCACTTACTGCCTTGCCGAGAAAATCAAACTCCTTCGCAAGCAATCCTTCGAGTTCCGCAAAAAGCGAGAACTTAGCTACGTTTTTCCCCATATTTTCACTCCTTGTATGGTTTCACCTCAAAACGGTATATCATCCGGGAAGTCCGGCGGGGTCTCATCCGTGCGATTTGTGCCCGTCCGTGCGTCGGCGGGACGTTTCTGGTATCCCGAAGCGGCCTGACCGCCTTGCGTCGATCCCTGACCCGTCTGGCCTTGTCTGCTTGATCCGGTGAATGCGCCCCTGTGGACGTTTCCCGTACCCGCTCCGTCTGGCTTCCATGTGTCGACCTCGACGCTGTGAGTATTCCCGTACTGGTCGGTTTCCCGGCGCTGGTTGACTTTCAGTTTGATGTACCGTTTCCCTGAATCCGGGGTATACCCGTAATCCTTGCAAGCGTCAATCAGCTTGTCAACATCAACGGATATCGTGACGATGCTTCCGCCGCCGTCGAATGTCCGTTCCTTCCCGCTCCCTACATAAATGCGTTCTGCCATTCCGTTTCCTCCATGTTTAATACATTATAATGAATAACCGGCATTGTCAACACTTTTATTTTGTTTTGTTGCAATAAACCGCTTGACGGTGATAATATGTTGTAATAGAATAGGCTTATGGATGAATTGAAAGCGGCGATACGGGCGGTTTCGGGGTTGAAGTGCGTCGGGGAATGCGAACGGGTGCTGATAAACTGCCGGGATCATTGTTCGTTTTACACCGAATGCTCTGTGATTTCCGACTTTTTCGCCCAATTGGAAGAATATGAATCGGACGCCGATAAGGTGCTTGATGGTCTTTCGGAGCTTGAGGCGCCGGAAGACAAGCGGGCGCTGATCGTTTCGTATGGCATTCTTTGCGGGATGAGGAGAGGGTCTTAGGCTGAACGGCCTAATCTATGTTAGATGGACGCTTTAGCCGTATAACCACTGGGCGCTTATACGGACACACGCCAAGCCCCAAAGGAGTTACTTATGAATAGATATGTTCCTTGTCCACATTGCGGAAAAGTTGAACCCATTGAAATTGTGAGTGGTGCAGAGTTTTCAGGGGTCGATGAAGGGGAGTATTATCCTCATTCAGATGCTTTTGCAGCAGTTTGCAATGTTAATAAAGGCGGATGCGGCGCAATGAGTGGGTTTGCACCAACAGAACAAACTGCCGAAATTAAATGGAATACACGTTTTGGGGCGTAGAACAACAGCTTCAACCTGACTCAACGCAGTAGCGTTTCGCAGGTTAAGCAAATGTTAGTTTGCCGCGATAACCCCGCCGAGGAATCCGATTACCACCCCGGCGGCGAGTCCAATCGCGCCGTATTTCAGGCGGTCGAATTTCATCTTTCTTATTTCATCGTCTCGCGCGTCAAGGCTTTTTTGTACCGCTTCGTCTTGCCTCTTCGATGAGGCTTTGACTTGATTCCACGAGTCCTGTACCTGAATCGACCAATCGCTCACCTTCATCACGTATTCCGTAACCCGACCCTGATACGCTATCCATGCTTCCAATTGCAGCGCCATGCGCTCCACGAGCGGCATCGAGTTCGGCATCGGAAGTATCGACGGCGGATCGGTTATCCCGGCGCTTACCGGAAAGACCGGCAAGGGTTGCGCCAATAAAGCCGATAAGTCCGGCCCCGATTGCGGCGAAGTTTGCGCCTGCGAAAATGCCGACAATGAGAACGATAAACACAAGAGCAATAAAAAAACCGATTTTCGTCTTGATTTGCACATTATTTCCTTTTCCTTTTGAGGATTGACCGTCGCGGCTCCGTGTCGAGTTCTATACCAGACACCCCTATTTTCTTGATATGTAGGTACGCCATGCCCCGGAAAACGAGGTACACGGCGAAACCCGCCGCGACGATGACCAGGATGAACAAGCCGACGATCCCGGCGATCTCGAGAAGCGGGCGCTTGAGGACCGCGGCGAGTATGTCCATGCTAGAGTTTCTTTTCCTCGGACCATTTGCCGGTTCCGATCATGGTTGCACCGAAACCGATAACCCACTCGAAGCCGCTTTTCCCGAGGAAAAACCCGACGAGTCCCGCGACGATGAGAGCAAGGCCGAAAAACTTCGCGGAATCTCCGTCCCAGTCCTTATCCGTCACGAGGGAATGAAAAAACTTGAAAAACGATTTTACCATGTTCATGATGTGCCCCCTATGAAAAGACCCGTACCGACTTCAACACCCCTTCGCGGGCGGTTATGCTGTTTTCAATCGGGTCGTATTCAACCTTGAAATTATCGTCGAGACCGACAAAATGGGTAAATTTCGTGCGTTCGTTGTACATTTCGCCAATGAGGTATACCCCGTCTTGTTTCGTTACCGCTTTCGGCGCGAAACTGCCGATATACCGCATATCCACCCCGGCGAGTCGAAGCAGCTTATCCTTGTCCAGGATGAGCAATTCATTCCCATCGTCCATGTCGCCGTCTTTGTTGACATCCCCGGATATAATCCCCTTCAAAATCGCGTTTTGCCATACGACATTCAGGAAATCGTATTCAACGTCATGGCCTTTTTTGAGGGATAACCAGTAGACCATGCACATAAAGAAGCATCCGTATTTTGAAATATACCCGATAAGCTGGAGATCCGTTTGCCGTTTCATACCCCGGCCGTCCCGAACGCGCCGCAGCCGCGCACCTCGTGGATGGTTTCCTGCCGGACAATCCGTGTTTCGTGATCATCAAGAATATCATCGTGTTTCGTGATCGTCGATTTTAATGCCGTCATGGCATCCGTGTTATTCTTGATTATTTCCCCGAACGGCTTGATCGTCAGCCGCACCATAAAGACCGCAAAAGTACCTATCATTGTTACGCAAGCGATCAAAACCGCTGCCCATTCAGGTGTTATTGTCATGAAAATCATCATAAACGCGAAACCTTTATTTTTCAAGTGTTTTCGCTTGCATTGTAATTCATTGTATGTTATAACAGAAATACGGTAGCTACTTACGTAAGGATCCACGACAGCCGAGAGAGTGCGGCATACGACGTAGGGTAGAGAAATTGGTATCTCGCCACGCTCATAACGTGGAATTCGGCGGTTCGATCCCGCCCCCTACAAATCAAGTCCGTTCCGTGATAACGACGGGCGGCCGCGAGGGAGGCGTACACCCCTGTATCTCCTTCTTGGAGGAATCCGGCCCGGATAGGGTAAAGAAGCTAACCTGCTAGAGCGTCATGAGAACCGTCCGCGAACGGTTGAAATTGCAGGATCGCGGGCCACGGGAAATAGCTCAATTGGTAGAGCAACGGACTGAAAATCCGTCGGAAATGGTTCGATTCCATTTTTCCCGATATCTCAAGGAGGACTATTTTACATGGCGAAACCGAAAGGGGAAAAGGCGTTTGACGACGCGGTTAGAATCTTGTGCGATTCAAAATGGCACGCGCGGTACATTCGCATGTGCGACGCGATGGGGTTCAACAAATCGGAGCATATCCGCACGAACATGGACAACGAATTGAAGCTGTTCGAGGAACTGCACCCCGTCGAGGCTCCGAAATGAGCGAGAAGATTTACCGCCAGGCGGTGCTTACATTCGGCACCGAGGCCCAAACGCGCAAGGCGGCGGAGGAATGCATCGAGCTTTCCCTTGCATGCATGCACGCGCTCGATGGACGGGCGAACATGGCGAACATTGCCGAGGAATGCGCTGACGTGGAAATCATGCTCGCCCAGATGCGCCTGATTTACGGCGATAAAGAAATTGACGCATGGAAAGAGAAAAAACTCAATGCCCTTGCCCTCAAGATCGAAGCGCTCTAAATACGGGGCCGTCAAGGTAGAAATCGACGGCACGAAATACGACAGCCGGAAAGAGGCCCGACGCGGCGAGGAGCTGAAAATGCTCGCCCGCGCCGGGGTCATCTCTGATTTGCGCTTTCAAGTCCGGTTTATCCTGCTGGAAGGGTTTACCCGGGACGGCGCGAAAATCAGGCCGATTGAATATGTCGCCGACGCGGTTTACGTCGAGGACGGAAAAACCATCGTCGAGGACACAAAAAGCGCGATTACCCAAAAAAAAGAATCCTACCGCCTCAAAAAAAAGCTGTTTTTATTCCGCTACCCCGATCTGACATTCCGCGAAAACATTTGATTATTTCCCTTGCAATATATGTACACTTGTGTTACCATAGATTATATGGAGGTGCAAATATGATGCGGTTTTTCGATTGGCTTTTCGACCCCGAGCCGTGGAATAGCGAAACACATTCCGCGACGAGGTATGCAAATGCTGAACTCTGACGAGATCCGGTATTGCGAAGGGAAGAGATGCTACACCGAACGCGAGGCCGGGGAGGTCATCAACTCCGCAAAGCGGGGTAGGTCAGGGCATCGGCATGGCGATCGGGTGAACGTTCGGGCGGGACGAAAGAACATCCCGAAGCGAAAATACCCGTGTAAAATATGCGGGATGTGGCATGTGACTCATTATAGTTATTTCAAGGGGAAGGAGTGAATCATGAGTGAAGGAAAGGAAATCGCGGTCGTCAATTTCAACGATCTGCGCGAAATGGCGAGTACAATGGCGGCGTCGGGTATGTTCGGGAAAAACCCGGCCCAGATGCTTTCCCTGATGTTGATTGCGCAGGCTGAAAACCTGCACCCGGCAATCGCGGCGCTGGAATACGACGTTATCCAGGGGCGGCCCGCGCTCAAGGGACAGGCGGCGCTTGCGCGGTTCCAGCAGGCCGGAGGGGTCGTCAACTGGATTACCCGCACCGAAACCGAAGCGAAGGCCGAATTCGTCCCGCCGAAGGGGAAACCACTCACGGTATCATGGACGATAGAAAAAGCGAAACGCATGGGGCTTGCCGATAAGGACAACTGGAAAAAACAGGCGGGCGTAATGCTTACATGGCGATGCGTTGCCGAGGGTGTCCGCGCCGTGTTTCCCGCGTGCCTCAATCGCATGTACCTTTCGGAAGAGGCGCAAGACTTCGAGCCGATGCGGAACGTCACCCCGGAAGGAAATCAGGTTTTTCAGGATACCGCGCCCGCGCCGAAAGTCGATCCGGAAGATAAAACCGACTGGACGGCGAAGGCAGCCGAGCTGACCGAAAAATACCAGATCGACCAGAAAATGAAGGCTGCAATCTGGAAGGATTCCGGATGCACGGCGAAAGGGTATTGCGAGAAGGTCGAGGCAATCATGAACGCCGAACCGCCTGCGGACGCCATTGATAGAAACGGCGACCTTTTCGGCTCCGAGGTGCAGGCCTTGACCGTCGAGCTTGAAAACTGGCTTGAGGATGAGTCCTTGCCGTCGATCATGCGCGAGGATATCCGGGCCACGCTTGAAGGCGGCGAAACCGACATCGGCAAGCTCACGGCACTGATTGCCAAGGTCAAACAGGCGGCGGGGAAGTAAAAACACTTCCAGTAAACCATAGCCCGGAGTCAATCGATTCCGGGCTTTTTATTGCCCTTTCGTGCGATTATCTATTGCAATATATGGCAATCAATGATAGAATTATAGCAGGTCGAGAGGCCGAAGGAGTACGAGAAACATGGAAGAATCAAAGGGTATTGCCCTCATTGAAAGGGAATCAAAAGGAGGGCGGCTTACAACCAACATCGACGAACTGGAATCGTTCGTCGCGTCGAAGCTGGTCGAGTACACCCCGGAGAACTACAAGGGTGATTCAGACGCCGCGAAGAAGGATCGGGCGTTGCTGAACGCTTCGCAAAAGGCCGTCAGTTCCGCGCGTATCGATATCATCAAACGCGCCGAAGAAAAATACGGCATTACCGAAGTCGAAACCCGGTGCAAAAAGGTCGAGAAGGATATCGCAACCGCTTCCCTGGCCCTTGATGCTATCGTCAAGCTGAAAGAGGAAGAGGAAAAAGCCGTCAGGATGGCCCAGATCAAGCAATTTTGGGAGGCGCAAAACTTCGACCTCGTGCCGCTTTCTCGCGTACTTGACCCTAAATGGCTCAACAAAACCGCGAAAAACAAGGACATTTTCTCCGAGATCGAGAAGAAAATCGATACCATCCTTTCGGACGTCAAAACCCTCGAAACCCTCGAAGACGCCGACGTCCTCAAGTCGCTGTACCTCGATACCCTGGACATGGGCGCGGCAATCCGCAAGAGCGCCGACTTGAAAGCGTACCGCGAAAAACTCGCCGTTGAAGCGAAGGAGCGCGCCGAACGTGAAGCCCGAAAGGCCATGCAGACTCAACAGGTCGAACTTGCTCGCGAGGAAATCGAAGTGCAGAATAATGAGCCGGTCGTAAATCTCGCCGCGGCCGCCGCCGGAGAAGCACCGGACACTGATCCCGAAGAGGAATATACCTTGACGTTTTTCGCTCGCCGGTCGGTACTTTTCGCACTTCGTCAGTACATGACTGACCACGGTATTCGGTACACAAAACAGTAAAAGAAGGCGGGGAATATGTACGACAAGAGATACTTAGGAGATTCCCCGCGCGAGGAGCGGGTTACGAAAAAGGACGGGCACCCCGATGAGTGTTCGCCCTCGTGCTGTTTCTGGCCGTCGCCCCGCGCATGTTCGCGGTCCACGTGTCCGTTAAACAGGTCGATAAAGGCACCGAAAAAGGAGATCAAGCTATGAAATTAGGCGATTACCTCGAATTGAGGAAACGAGGATGGAACGATTCGGCGGCGGAAGTTGTAGAGCTGCCGACGATGATCGAACGGTATCACGCGAAGGTGAACGAGATCCAGGCGATAATCGAAAGCCTCGATGAGAAATCGCTCGCGCTTGAAATCAATTTCAAGGGTCGGTAAATCATGGCGGAAGTGACCATACCGAAGGAACTTGAGCTCGAAATGCTCAACGAGATGATCGCACAAAATATGACCATGAAGAGGGAATATATCATCCGCGCGATACGGCAACAGGTGAACCGCGACAAGGCCGCAAGGGAGCGAAGCGAGGCCGCCAGCGCTAAACGGCGTGCGGTTATTGCCGGTACTGCATAAAGCGCGTTGCTTGTACAAGTTTGTAGAGTGTAGGAAATAATAAGGCCCGCCGTGGATAACCACTTGCGGGCCTTTTCTTATTCTATCGGTATTTCGCTTTATTCTGCGGGTTTATCCGTTCCCCAGACGATATGCGCCTTGTTGTCCGGATGGTCGAGGTTGTACGATTCCATTTCAAGCTGAACGGTTGATTTGAACGCCGTCCAGTTGAAGGCGAACTCCGCTGTGTACGGACCCATTACGATCGTTCCGTCATCGATGCATAGGCAGACTTGCCAGACGCCCATTACGGGGTCGAAGTCGGTAACGGGCGGAGGCGGGCCAATCGGCGGAACGTTGATGAAGTCCCATTGCGCGTCAGGATATTCCATGTTATGAGACTCGACGGTCAGTGCGACGGCATACGCCATAATTCCGTTATCATCGGGGAACGGCTCATATCCGATAACCGCGCCGTCATCGTAGAACATATACGACCATGCTGGAGTAACGCAAAGTGATGCCACGGGATCACCCGACGCGATTCCCCTGGCGGTCACGGAATAGGGTTTCCGTATCCATTTTGCGTCGGCAGCGGTCACGAGGGATAAGCGCGGGTCGTTCAGCGTGCCGGTGTCAGTGTCGATGACAGGATCGGGAGTAGGCTCGGATGGTCCGTCCGCGATAATTACGGTCGGCTCCGGTACGTCGATAACCGGACTCTGGCAAGCGGTGAAAATGATAGCGAAAAGCAATAAAAACATCTTTTTCATGTAAGTTCTCCTTACCGACAAGTATACCACCGACTGCCGAAAAAACAACAATCGGCGGCATAAATCGTTATTTTTCTTCGGTTTTCTCTACTTGAGCGTCAGGATCTTCGATCTCGACTGTCCGCGGGTCATCAGGGAATTCCTTATTATGCGATTCGGCGGTGAGACGGGCGGCATATTCTATTACGTCGTTGTCGATCGGATGGCGCTCCGTGTGTGTCGCGCCGGTGATTGTTACGTATTTCATGCGATGTACCTCCCGCCGTGAATGTAAAGATGAACCGTCATCGCCGGGCCGTGGGTTTCTTTGGCTGGTCTGGGTTGCCCACTTCCATCATTTAACATTGACGTCGCTGTATAAGACAATGATATAGTAGGAGTTGAGCTTGCTCCGCTTCCTATTTGGGTAGAATATTGATATGCCCCTGATGGAACCGTAGAGTTCAGTTTTGTCTCATGCCAGTGCCCCTGCAGGTGTCCACGTCTCCTCAATCCTCCGCTCACGAAATAACCATTCGCGTCATTAGCGCCCATGAGCGATAATCCGCGAGCCGACCAAACGCGGGCGGTAGTCGTGCTCCCTGCGATGCGGAAGGCGTAGAACTCGGCTGTTGCGGTGACGGCACCGGAGCCGTTTGCAGCGGTGAACGCAAAGGATACTGTTCGCAACGAGGCGTTTACGTTTGTCAGTTCGTAGGTTCCGGCTGTGATCGATCCGATTGCTGTCGCGAGTGTAATCGTCCGCCATTTGGTGTACGAGCCGTGTTGCATTTCGTCTTCGAGAAGCGAAGCGAGCATGGCGATATGGTCGGCGTCGTTCGTGAATGTGAGCGTCGCGACGTTCGATGCAATCGCCCAGTTCGTAACGCCGGGGGAGGAAATTTCCCCGGAGAGGCCGTCCTTGAAGATTGATTTTTGCGCGAGAAGGTATTCCACGAGGTCAGGCCAGTTGGTTTCCGAAATATCGACGTAGCTGTCAATATCGGTCAAGCAGAGCGCAGGGAAGTAATCGGGGTTCCCTGGGTTCGCCGAGCTTTTTGCCGCGGAAAACGATACGGGGTCGCGCCGGTCGAGAAGGGTGAACGGCTCGCCAATTTCGCGCCTGCGGGTAATCTCGAGTTTTCGGGGAAGGTACTTGTCGGTGTAGAGCGCGTACCCGGTGAATCCCATGGTATCGAGGTCCCATTTGAGCTGGCGAAGCGAATGGTCACCGGCCTCCCAGTAGGTGCCGTCGTCGGTCGCGGGATCGTGGTTCAGGTTCGGGCTTCCGTCGGTTCCAGTTACCGAACGATAAATCATCCCGCCTTTCTGGCAATACGAGACGGTCGCATAATATTCGTTCGCGGCGTTCCATTCAGGTACGCCATTCTGAAACATATACGCGACTTGGCTCGTGAGAAGCAGAAACAGGGCGTTGAGGTCCTGAATCCGGGGCGGCTCGTTCGCGTTGTCGGTCGCGGCGAACCATCCCTGCTGAAAAGGGGCGAGGGATTGAATCGTCGCGAGGTCTTTTGTCGTGACCGGCGAGCCGAGTGAATCCGAGCCGAACGCGCCGAATTCGCCCGTTCCACCGGACGACCCGAATATCTTCTGCGGCACCATTGCTAATTTCGCCATGCTTATTCCTCCAATTTATTTACAGTTCTATGAATACTTTGCCATGCAGCCGACAACTTCGGCGCTTGAATACAAAACCAGTCCAGAGGTGAATGTCGGTTCCGCGCCGCCGTATTTCGAGAATGAAAAAATATTATTTATATCCGTGACGATCATGAGGGCCGAGCCGACTCCGGAAGGGTTCGGCAACAGTCCCGATGATTTCGCAATAGTAAACAGTCGAGCCATATTTTCGCCCACGAGGTAGCTGACGGTCATATTCATGCGGTCGAGGAAATACGCATCCGAGCCGAAAAGCTGGAAAAGCAAATCGTCAATGTCCTTGTCGGACGCATTGGAATTGTTCCGGATAATGGCTATTTTCTGGATGGTCCGATATTCCTCATCGGTGAGTGCAAAAAGCGATTGGCTCGATTCAGTGTAATTCCTGAATAGCGCGTCCGGGGCATCCTCTCCGTATTTCAGCATGGGGAAGAAAGTAAACGGGCCCGTGTCTCCGTATTCTGAAAAACCGAAATAGGACCGGGTGAAGGTTGTCCCGGTGACGACTCGATTGGTTCCGAGATATTTCCCGAGTACGTCCTGCTGCATGCCGACTGCCGTTTCAATATCGTAACCGTCGCGAACCTGCGCGGCGACGTCGAATATCATGGTCGCTCGGATAAGCGCGTCGATGGTCGCCACGGCCTTCGGCTTATCGTTGTACTGCATGATGAGGAGTTCTTTGTAATATTCGATCAGGTTTTCGTTTTCGCTCACGATATGGTGATCCTTGCCGTGTCAAGAATGAACTTATTTTGAACGCTCGAAACGGAAATTACTTCGAGCCATGTCATGCCGTCGGTGGACATCTGCATGCCGGTAATGCGGTATTTCGGGTTGAGCGTCTTGAGGAAGCACGTGATCTGGTCGCCCGAGGCGTCTTCGCCTATTTCATAGAGAACGTTTTCTACGATGAGGGATTTGATGTTCGCGGTGTCTATCGATCCGCCGTCGGTCAGTTCGAGGCTGAAACGGGCATAGAGGTCTTCCGATCTGGAGCGGTCGAATTTGATCTCTATCGTCCGGCCGTTCGTTCGAAGGACATCGACAACATCATCCCCGCGCATTCCGCACCCTGCCGAGCGCTTCGCGTAAATGGCCGCCGCTATTTCTGCGTCGGTTCCGCCTTCGACGATGACCCATATCGAGTGTGCCGGGGTCCCTTGAATGTCGGTCGACGCGGTGACGTTTTCCTCACATATGCACGCGGTCACGCCGTCGAGTTCGAGAATCGTCGCTTCGATGGAATCGGTGTATCCTTGGGAAGCGCCCGTGATCGACCGTTCGCGCCGGACCTTGAGCGCTGCGTCGGATTCCTCGTCGATCCCTTGGACGGTAACGCTTGCCGTGTTGTTTATCGCGGTGACTCCGGCAATCGCGGTAACCGCCGTGGTAATCGTTCCGGTCGAGATGAGTATAGCGCCAATCTCGGCAGCGCGGAAGGAAAGGGAGTGAAGGCCCGCAGCGATGGTGACGGTATCGAGTAATACGAACTGCGTGCCCGCGTCGTCCTTGATGGTGAAGACTCCCGACGGTATGGCAAGCGATTCGCTTTCCGCGTCCATGCCGGTCAGTGTGACGGAACGGTCAACGGTGATATTTACCGGTGTCACGGTGAAGATCGCGCCCTTCCGCTGGATTCCGTTTATCGCGACTCGCTGATCAAGCACGCGGCCGGCCGCCTGGTCAGGGTCGAAGCTGGAATTGATATCGGCGAGAACTTCCCGAAGGTCGATTCCTGCTTGCGCGTGAATGTTGATCGCCTGACCGTCTGGCGTGTCCGGGTCTACGTTGATGTCGTCGCCGTATATTTCCTTGTACGCCGTTTCGAGTTCGATCGTAAGGTCCGGCAAGGTCTTGAGTGTCAATCCGTCACGGTCTAAAATATCGCTCATGTTTTTAGGCCTCCGTGGTTATCGTCGCGTTGCCGAATATTGTTGCAATGGTCGCGCTAATCGTCAGTTCTCGGCTGTTTGAATCCAGTGTACTCGTAAAATCTGAAATCCGCAAGACTCCGAGTGTCTGCAAAATGACGCGCTTGATGTCGAGGTCTAGCAGGGCCTTGCGCCCGATATCGAGATAGTTCGTGTAATCTACGCCCTCGGTCATGGCGAAAAAGCAATTGTTTTTCCACTGCCGGAGCCGCGTCTTGACATTTTGCATGAGCGCGTTTTTTTCGGTGACATAGGATTGAGCCCCGCGCCCGAATTGCCAATCCCCATTTATGTCCAGTGCTCGTGTTCTCATGATACCGTCCCTGTTCCGATTGTCGCGCCGGTTCCCGTTCCGGTGTTCACCTGTACCGAAATTCCCGTGTTTACCGTTGCCGAAATAACCGCGTTACGGATAATGTCTGCCTCGGCGTCCGCGTATTGATCGTCGGTCAGTTCTTCCGTTTTCGCGCGTGCATATAATGCAAGGAGGGCCGCCTTGATCGTTGCTTTGACTACTGCCATTATTCCTCCAAAAGAGATTCAAACCGCGTCTTTATCGCCGATAATTGCGCCTGGCTCGCGGCCGTGACCGTGTGACTCGCCGGGCTTCCGTATGTCGTCAATCCGGATACGGCGTCGATTAGGTCTCCCATGAGAGAAAACAGGGTCTCGATGTCGTTCTTGATGCGAACTTTTTTACCCGCGGCGATGATTCCGACGGAGGTGTCGACATGATCGAGGGATTTCGGCTTCGGGTTGAGGCCGACAAGGGCGATTCCGTCCGACATGGAATGTTTGCGGGGAGTGCGCGGATCGGTCACGTTCGCCGTGCTCCACCAGGTATCGATGTTTCGGTCGTTGAAAAGCACGAGGCAGAAATCCCCGGCAGTTATCGGCATATCGATATAGGCACCGCCGCCTTGAAGGACGAAATAGGGACAGTCGACCAACATGGGCCATGTTGTGCTCGTTCCGTCTTGAGCGAGCCGCTTGATCTGGAGGGTAACTTCGACAGTCTGTTCGGCTGCGTTGATGCTTTCAATCATGCCGATATTCACGCAGTTCATGGATGCGAAAATGCCGGCCGCGTGATCGTCGAGTATTTCCTTGAGGTTCGGCGGCATCTTCTCGTTTACGTTCATGATACCTCCGTGAATGTCCGCGCCCCGGCGTTGAGGCTCACGGTCGTGATCGCGTCCCCGGAGAGGGATTCCCCGAATGTTGCGGCGTGCTTTATTCCGAATACCTGATATTGCCCATCGTATCGCGGGTCAGAACTTCGGAGCTCGCAATAATGGCCGATGCGTATTTCTGGTGAAAACAGGGTATCCGTTTCGAGATAGGTATCCCGCCTCTTTGGGGTCGTGAATGAGTTTTCTCCCTGCAGGATGAACGCGTCCCCGGAAAGGACTTCATCATCCCCCAGAACATACAAGGTCTCGCCGTCGATAAACGCATGATTGCCGGTGAGGTCCTGAATGACGTCATAGCTGTTCCCTGTGAGAACTTGCCCGCGCGGGGCCGCCGCTCCCTTCGCCGGGGCACCGAGCACGCCCATGAGCATTTCCGGCATGGTATGGACCACGCGCTCAATCTGGCCGGCGAGGTCAACGCCTTTCGCTATGGTCTCATTCGCAAAACCGGCCTTGATCTGGTAGGACCCGTCGTAGGCTTTGATGGTTGTCACCCAGTCGGGCCCCTGCTTGAGGGAATACGCTTCCTCGATGTTGCCTCGGAAAATCTCGTACAGCTCCGTTTCTCCATACCCGGCGACAATCGACATTTGCCAGCGCTGTGTGAAGGTGTAGAGGTCTTTGTAAATATGGTTCCGCGTATTCGGCGCAAGGTTGTAAATGGTCAGGCTCGCGTTATTCACGGCTGCCCGCATGTCTCGCTGGACCTCCATAACGAAGGTCACGGGCGGTTTTATGGTAATGAGAAAACCGTCAGGGGTTTTGATTCTTATCTCGTAATACCGGCCGAACTTCATGGAACGGTAGCCCCCGCGATAATAAGGGCTTCGACCTCGGCGACTTCCGCGCTCGTGAGGAGAAAGAGGGACACGCGGCCCGATGAAAAATCGTTGATGAGGAACGGCTCGTAGTTGTCGGTGACGTTGACGGCGAGGCCGAACGGGATGACGTTCCTGAACTTCACGAGGATATTCGGTCCCCGGGATATCTTATACCCCTTTATGGCGAAGGTTTTGAACGTAAGATCGATAAACCACCCTTGAACGCGGGGCCGGTAATTGAGGATGACGGAGATATCCCCGCCGCCGTTCGGGTCGGCTATGGTGAACTTCTGCGATGCGTTTTGAGTGAGTCCGGTTATTCGTATCATTTGATGAACCCCAGCGATTCCCCTGCCGAGTAGAGAATCGACTTCGAGTCCTTGTCGGTTCCTGATGTCTTGCCCTTATCTACCGTTCCTTCGTCCTGCAATACATTCGACGCGGGGAATAAATCCTCGTTTACTTTCGTCGTCTCGATTCCGACAAGGCGCAATTCCTTGAGGGTCACGGATATTTCGGTGTAATCGTCGGTCACGTCATCGTGCTGCGCTGTTATGCTCACGATTGCCATAGTCGGGAAAAACTCCCAATATGTCTGGAGTGATACGATCTGTTTCGACTTCCAAAGGGCCTTGAGCTCATGATAGGCGATTGTCTGCGGGTCCGGCTCCTTGTTTCCGTTGAGTCCGTTCTTGAAGAAGTCTACGACGTTTGACGCCTTTTTCTTAAGGGCGTTTAACTGGTTCGCGATATATGACGCCTGCGAAACCACGGCGGCGGCCTTTTGTGTCGCGCCCTGCGTGATCGGTCCAAGATAGGCATTGACGGCGAGGAGCTTGCTTGCAGCCTGGTCGGCGGCGTATTCGGCGGACCCTTTTTGCGGCACGCGGTAGACAAGGTTTCCGACATATCCGGAAAGGGAAATCTGGACCGGCTTGAGTACGATATGATCAGTGAGAAAAGACCCGTCTTCCGTGTAGTGGTCGGTCGCTTCGGCGGTCATGGTCACTGACTCGCCGCGCGGGATGTCGAATATCCATCCGGAAATTCCCTGATGACCCGGGATAGAAATAATGGCCGCGTTTTTTGCTTTGTCGTATGCGGCGAGGTCGATATAGGAAAGGTGGTCGACGGTCGAAACTGCGTTGATGCTCATCTCTTTTCCGCCTTCATGTTTTGATAGGGAATGCGGGCATCCTTCATGGTGCCTGAAATCCTGTTTTGCACTTCCGCGCCGACAGCTGCCGGGTCGGTTGCTCCGTTTATGGTAATGTTATTATTCACGGTTGAAGCGCTGGACGCTGCGGTCTTTCCGGTCAGGAATCCGCCTATGGTACTAAGTTCGTTCATGAAAAGCTCGCCCTGTTTCGTGAGTGCCTTTCCGATTCCGCCCTCGCCGATATCGGTAAAGAAGCTACCGAATGTCTCCTTGAGCTTGTCGAACTTGATCGAGTCGGTCATGAATACAAGGGTATCCTTGATGCCTTTGAGGAGTTCGCCGAAATCGCCCCACTTTCCCATAAGGTCGTCGAAGCTGGACCAGTCGCCGGACATGAGCCCCTTGAGCGCGGCGGCGACGCCCTCGACAGCGGCAAACACCCCGTCGAATACTTTCGCCAGGACGGGGAATGATTTTACAAGTTCGCCGAATAACGATTTTCCACCCTTCGAGTATACGTAGAGGTCTTCCATTATGGCAAAAAGCAGGAGGATTCCCGCGACCGGCAGCGCGACGGCGGCGTTCAATGCTATGAAAGCCGCGACGATTCCCATGACGGCGTTTTTCCACCCGATAGAACTGCGGATGAAACTGTCGATCATGGTAATGATTCTCTGGCCGGCTGTGATTATCCGCATGAGCCAATCGACCCCCTGTTTGATCATCGGGGCGAGTTTTGCCACGGCTTCGGTCCGGAGGTAGTTGAGTCGGTTCATAAGTTCGGTGACGGCCGCGCGGGCTTGATTAACCCCGGCGATGGACTGCGGGGATACGACATAGGCATTCCCCGCCATTTTGTCGAATTGTTTATTGGTAAGCTCGAGCGTGGCGACGAGGTCATTCGATACGCCGAATTGCGCGGCGATGTTCCGGCGCATTCCTTGACTCATCCCTTGTGTTTTCGTCCGGAGGGCTTCGAGAACCTTGAAAGGGTCGGAGCGCGGGTCGATTCCGAGGAGCTGATACCCGGATATATTCCCCTGTCCCAGCTTAATTTTTTCCTGATTCTGCGTGATCGCCCGGATGGAGGCCGCGACGCCTTCGCCTGACCCGTTCACCTGGTCGGCTACCTGCTTCCATTTCTGCATTTCCTCGACCGAAGCGCCGGTATCATCGGCGAATTTACGCATGGCGAGAGTATCGGAGAATGACGCATTCATCGTCTTGACCGCCGCAGCGAGGGAAAGCGTTCCCGCAATCGCCCCGACGAGGCCGCCCTTGATTCCCGTTATGGACTTGAGGAAATCATTTGCGGGTCCGGTATCCGCTTTGAGCCCTATTCTTGCAAAGAGGTCTAAAATATTGATTTGTTATTCCTCCCTCGTCATGCTGTTATAATAATCCAACATTGCGTTTTTAACAAGTGTGTGTTATTATTACTGTAATACGTGGTGATGTACGTATTGTCTATCTGTCAGGATAGGGATTAAACAGATCCTTTGTTTATGCTTTCCGGGCTGACACTCGGTTAACAAGCCTCATCAGCTTGGGCATAAATAAAGGATTTTTTATTGTAGGCGAACATGATTATACAGATTTGTGAAACACCGGTTGAAATTGATGATGATGACAAGGATCTTGTATTATCATACAAATGGTTTGTTCATCGTACTCAATTAAAGAAAAACGGAAAATATTATTTTATTTGTAATTACAAAAAAAATAAACAGGTTTTGCTTCACAGGATTATTATGAATGCTATTTATTATAACGGAATGGTAGTAGACCATATAGATGGAAATACATTAAACAATAAAAAATCCAACCTACGGCTTTGTCATCAATACGGAAATGCTGAAAATCAAAAGATATCAAAAAGAAATACCTCTGGATATAAAGGGGTTAGCTGGTCTTCTCTTTATAATAAATGGGTTTCTAAAATACATTGCAGAAACAAGTATCATTTTCTTGGATATTTCAACGATCCGGAACAAGCGTATAAAGCTTATTGTGAGGCTTCGATAAAATATCATGGTGAATTTAGCCGACTAAAATAGAAAAGCCCGTCCGGTGAGGAGTGGCACCGGGCGGGCAGGGGCGAGAGAAAAAAGGAAGTGACGGCTTCATGATACGCCACGCACCCTTTTCTGTCAACTCGATTTGTTCAGTTCGTAATCGGCCGCTTCGTATTCCCCGAGGAACTTCTCGTATGAAATAGCGTCGATTACCATGTCAACCCGGGCATCAAGCACGGCGGCCGGGTCGCCCCCGAAGTATCCCGCTTTCGCGAGCTTGAGGGCGATCAGCCTTTCATCCGTGATGTTTATTTCGACGGCTGGTTTTTTGCGACCGTCGGAAGGAACGCCGCGAACTGTGAACCGAGCCCCTTGAAAAAAGGGCCGACGTTTTCTTTGATAACCTCGATCATGATCGGGTAGTAATGCTGCCGGTTTTCCACTTTCTCGAAAAAGGCGCGGTCAATCTTTTCATTCCCCAGCAATGCCCGTTCGGCACATTTGAAGATGCACGATTCAACCTCGTCGGATGTCGCGACCCCGAGAACGGCACCGATGATGTCCGAAAACATATCGGCGCTCACTTCGGCGGTAACGGTCTCCGGCAATTCCAGGCGCGTACCTTTCAGCGCACGCCCGATTGCTTTTTCCAGTGCCAGCGCGTCGGAAAACCCGGCGGGCGTTATTCGTAAATCACTTCCGTTTATCTGCATAATGGTTCGTTAACTCCTTAACCCATGATCCGCGCGGCATTCGCAAAGAGGATCGTATAGATCGAAACGCCCTGATCGGTTGCGCCCTCTACGTTCTCTTTTGCCGTCGGGATTTTCTGGATGACTCCGCCCTTGAACTGGTAGATGTCCGCCGTGATGTTTCCCGCGCCGTCACCAATCCGCTTGATGAACTCGCCCGACATGAGCACATAGGCGGCCGGATCGTTGATGTACGAGTTCATCTCCGAGGAAAAAAACTTATCATCAGCCGAGCCGCGCAGCACCCTGATGGTCGCCGTCGCCTGTTTGCCGGTCGCGTTGAACGCATAGACCGTATTCCCGTTCTTGCCGATTTTCGCCTCGACAAGGTTATTCGGGAAATCCAAATTGACGCAGTCGCCGTCCGCAAGGTCGGCAAGAATCCGCGTCCCGATGATACTGGTATCTTTTCCGGTTAATGCAGTTCCCATAATTTAGGCCTCCACGTAGACGGTAACGTCTGCCGAATGAATCGCTCCCGCGTCTTTCGCGGCGATCTGAATGGCGGGTGCCTTCCGTGCGTTCCGGTCGGTCGAGCTCTGGCCCGCGATCGGAGTACTGTACACGAAATAGCCCACGTCCTTGATGTTGCGGATATGGTCTTCCGGGTTCCCGAAGGTCGTAGCGGAAAGCCATGCGCCGGGGGCGAACACGCCGTTATCTACGAACTGACCGCACACTTTGCGGAGTGCGCCCTTGAGTCCGTTCATGCCTTCCTCGGTCTGCGGGATCTTCGTGTTGGTCGTCGCAAGGAAGTTGAATCCGGCCACGGCGAGGCGGAGTTTGAACGCAAGGCGGGTATACACCTGATCGAAGTGCTGGTTTTCACCCGAGGTCATGATCTTTGTCACGCCGCCGACGTTTGCCAGAATGTCCACGCCGTTATTCTTGCAGGTATTCGCAAGGGTCTGCGTCATCCCGGGATCCGCCGTCATTCCGACTATTTCCTTGAGGTGCATGGTGTGCGCGGCATTGAATCCAGAGAAGTTGATCGAAAGTCCGCGCCCGGCGTATCCCGCGGCGAAGTCAAGGGCCTCGTCAGCGCTTCCGGTGTACAAGAGGCATCTGGTATGCGTCAGTCCCGCGTTCATGATGGCAGCGAATCCCGCGCTTGCGTCGCCGCCGGTGCTTGAGGGTGCAAAGTACATTTTGTCCATCGTCTGAACCATGCGGGCGAATTCGAGGAGTATCGCGTCGGTCGAAAGTTTTTCATTTGCGATGATGCCGAAATAGTCCACGAGTTCGCGGGTACGGAGAACTGCGTCTTTGAGCCGTTCAACTCCCGCCGCCGCGCCGGTTGCACTCTGGAGTGCGATCTTGAGCGGAATGGCGATATCGGTGCCGGTCGAGCACGCGGAAAGCACGATAGCCGAAGACGCTCCTACGGTGTCGCTTTTCAGGGTGACGGTCGCCGCGGTGAGTTCGCCGGTTATCTCGAATACGAGGCCCGCCGTTTCAATGTCGTAGGAATTGAGGGACGCCGCAGCCGTTGCCATGCTGGTCGCGTCGATGGTGCCGATAGCAATTTCAGCCGCCGCCGCGCCGTCGATGGCTGCCTTGATCTTGTAATCAACCGCGCCGAGTGCCGTGAGATCGACAGGGCCGGTTCCGATGATGGTTGCCGCCGTCGCCGGTGCCGTCTGGTCCTTCGGGATGATGACGAGGTAGCCACCGCCTGACATGATGTTCGGAGATCCCGAAAAGGCCATGACCGCAAGGCGATAGGCGTCGGAACTGGACCCGAAATCGTCGGCGACTGCATCCGGCGAAAGGTAAATCTGATAATCCCCATAGTCTGCCGGGATGGGCACATCGTCCACGAAAAGGGCGAGGGCCGACGTATTCACGTCCGACAATCCTTTGAGGGCCGAAAGAAGGGTAACCCGGATTACGTTTCCGATGTCGAGTTTTGCCATGTTTCTATTCCTCCACGTTTATTTCGGTTGCGGTGAAATTGTTGATCATCTCCGCCGCCGAGGTTTTACTTTGTACATTCGTGATTATAACCGGTAATTGATGACGGCGCAAGGATCGAACGCCCTCGACCGCCGAGAGGTTCAAGGGCATGCCCCGGAAGAAAGCGCACCCGGCGTCCTCGGCCGCCCGGATTCCCGCGCTCGAGCTGATTGCCTGGTACACTTCCATGTATCGATTTGTCGCGTCGTATCCGGCGGAAACCACCTCGACAAGCCAGCGCTCGTGAGTCGATACGCTCATCGTCTCCGTGTCCGCGGTAAAATTCCGTTTCGCGTTGACGCCGAGAACCTGCGGGGCATCGTACATGACGAGAACGTAGACTCCGGTGTCTTTCGGGGCGTCGAAACGTTCATTCCCCAGGACAACACGGTCGGCGGGTAATCCCATGTACGCTTGAATGACGTCGGCCAGCAATTGGCCCTGTTCAATGATGGTCATGGTAAATACTCCTCCGGCTCGTCCCCGGTGTAGTCCTCGGTCGCCTCGTATCGTCGGTATCCGGCTTCCGCCCATTGCTGGACAGAATCAATGCGCATGGTGATCCCTTCGACGAAAATAATGTCGTCGATCTTAAGAAGGCGGCTGCTTGACTTGGTTATCACGTCATACCATTTCCACACCCGCTGTTCGGCAGGCTTCCGGTTGACCCGTTCCGGCTGGAGCGGCTGAACCATTATGTCAAGGATGACATTTTCCGCCGTCTGCTGAATTACGTGATTGATGATATTTTTGGTCACAATGCGGACGGATCGTTTTTTCGTCCACCCGCGCAATGCCCCGGCCATGTTCGGTATGCTCATTTATTTGTTCCTCGTGTCAGTATGCAAAACTGGTAGCCCCGCCGCCTGTTACCGGGTCCGGCGATTCAATGTCGACCGTTGCGGAAAACTCATGATAGAGCTGCGCGGACGCGTTCCGGATGAAAAGCGCAATCCCTTGACCCTCCGAAAGGGTTATCGGTGCCGCGCCTCTCGTATCCATATCAGGAGAGAAAAGACCACGCCTTGCAATCTGCGGGCCTCCAGAGATTCCCGGACCGTATGGAGGTTCTCCCAAGGTTACGCGCCGGAAAGCAGGGCTTGACATGATTCCTCCGTATTTTGATCCCGCCCTCATGGTGTTGCAGTTTTTCTTGATAAACACGTTTGCCGGTACGGTTTCGGCGCTGTCAGCCATGAGATAGACGGCATCTTCGGCAGCGCTGTCGAATCCCTCGATCGGCTCATAAGTGATATACGGGATTTCATCGGTCCCAAGCTCCCTGATCTGGATGCGGAGTATTTCAAGCGATATCCCAGATCCGACATTGTTCATGATAGCCCATGCCACATTTCCGGAAAGAAAACGCGGTTCGATCATATCATTGAATCGGTGCGTCTCATTTGTCGCCCTGTCACGAACCATGACGGTGAGGCCAAAGCAAAATGTCGGGCCGTTCGCAGTGAATACGACGGCAAGCCCTTCGCCTTCGTTGAGCGTCGGTTTTTGCAATTCTACTTCGCCGGTCATTTTCATGAACTCGCCCGAGTCGAATCCGGCCCTTGAGTCACCGTTAAGCATGGACGAAAGGTTCGCGAGCGCCCGGGTGAAGTTCGCACCGGAACAGATAAACGTCCTTCGGAGCGAGGTTATTCCGGTAACAGAATCAGGTGCGAATACACTCGTGATCTGCGCGGGTAGGTCAGCATTTGCACTATCTAACTTTACCGGGGCAACCGGCGTCCCGCCTGTTATTGCCGTTATGCGCCTGACTTCCATTGTTGAGGTTGGCGACTGCGGGCCTGTCAGCGGACGGCAATTAAGCATCTTGATGTTGAGCTTCACGCCTGACCCCTGACCGTTAAAAATGGCAATAGGAGCGAGGTGTTCAAAATACGGATGCCCAGTCAGGGAGTTCGTCGGCATTTCTACCGAGAACGGAGTCGTCCCCGGTTCGAGCTGTCGTTTTACGAATACGGTCTTATGCGTCGACAATCCAGTCCCCCGCGAGTAAATCAGAGGCAACGATGAGTGTTATATTTTCATCGAGCCAACGATCAAAAGACGACTTTTGTCCGGGCTTTTCACCCATCCATCGCTCGATTTTTATTCCGCCAGGGCGAGAAATAACCCCGCCATGGCCGCAGGCGTTCCATGCGTCAAGAATCGTCATGTCGCGGAATCCGTAAACTCACCCCAGACATCGACAAGCCCGACGGCTCCGACGGTGTTATAGATAGTCACGGCTTCCCCGGTCCGTACCGTCAACTTCTGGACGTCTACGTCTCCGTATCCTGCATCCCAAATGATGTTTAGCGGGACGAAACATTCAAGCTCGTCCGAGGTCGCTGTCGAGATACTCGGCTCGTCCGAGGACCAAAAAATACGGCGTAGAGTTACGCTTGCACCACCAGCGATAGTTCCGGTGTGTCCGGTAGAAACCGAAACAAGCGCGCTGTTTGCGCTGTCATGGGCTACCGGAGCAACTGCAGTCGGTGTCCACGTTGTCGTAGCGGAGTTTTTTCGGATTTCCATAAGGGCGGCAACGCCCGTGACGCCTGCGGTCTGGTTGTTAAGAAGTCCGATACGGGCCACGCGCAAAACACGCGCTCCGCCATTCAGAATGCCCCACATATTCTTTCCCACCGCGAAAACATTCGCCTGTACGTTCAATGTCCAGCTGTTAGCCATATATTAAAGTCTCCTTATCGCAGTCATGTGCGGGAATCGCCCGCTCGTTGAATTGGTTCAATTGCAGCGCCCTGATTACTTTCAAGAGCGTTTCTTTTCGCTGCCCGGAAAGACCTGAAAGACGCCGCTTGTATTCATTTATCGCGAATAACCGCGCCGCGTCCCGTTGTCGTCCCGAAAGAGGAATCGGGGTTTCGAGAATCAAGCCGCGATCGGTCAAGATAAACCGGGGCGACTTCATAACGTCCACACCGTCACGGTAATTTCCTGCCCGGCTACCGTGCTGCCGATTTGATCAATATCGATGGTCAAGAAATCCCCCTCTGCTATCGCAGTTGTATCGAATACCGTCTGTGTTCCGTCCGTCGCGCCTGATGCGATCTGCAGCCGGTTCCCTTGTGTTGCCCAAATGGTCGAGCCGTTTTTGTTGATGTCGAAAATGAGCGCGGCCCCGACTGGCCCTATTTTAGCCTTTGCGTATACTTTTGTGATAGTCCCGGTGAGCGGAACGGTGAGAATATTTGTTTTGTTGACTCCGACGGTTGCATTCTCGCCGATATGAAGGACGAACGTATACCGCTGTCCGCTGACGCCGGGGATACCCTGAATGCCTTGGATACCCTGGATGCCTTGGTCGCCGGTTTCACCTTTCGGGCCTTCCGGTCCGTCTGCGCCGGTGTCACCCTTCAATCCCTGAATACCCTGGATTCCTTGAATACCCTGCGGACCATCCGCCCCGGTATCGCCTTTCAGCCCCTGTATTCCCTGAAGCCCCTGCTCGCCGGTTTCGCCCTTGACGCCCTGCAATCCTTGCAGTCCGGTATCGCCCTTGACACCCTGAATGCCCTGCAAACCTTGCGGACCATCGGATCCTGTGTCGCCTTTTAATCCTTGCGGGCCTTCCGGACCGGTCGGTCCAGTGGGTCCCTGAATGCCTTGCGGCCCCTGCTCGCCCTGAATGCCTTGCGGTCCGGGAACGGTGGAAGCGGCCCCGGTCGCGCCGGTCTCGCCTTGGATTCCCTGTTCTCCTTGTGGCCCCGGAACGGTGGACGCCGCGCCCTCTGGCCCGGTTGGTCCGGTCAGTCCAATGGGCCCCGTCGCGCCGGTTGGCCCCGGAACGGTCGAGACGAGGGAATCAAGGAAATCCTGTTCCGTCCCTTCGTTACCCGCGGCAAGCCATACTTGATATGCCGAAAGGCCAGTGAGTCCGGTATCGGAGGCGGTGACTTCGGTTATGACTTCGGTGACGGTTATTCCGACAACTTCGCCCGCCGTCGCGGTGATATTCAAGATTTGATCTATGGCCCTGACGGTCACGCTCATAATTCGATGACCTCGAAAAAGCCTTCAAGATACGGACGGGGAATAAGGTTTTCGGTGAGAATCATGGACCAATCGAGCTTTCCGACGTCCAGGGTATCAGACTGTTCGGCGCTCAATGTGTACGTAATTGTGGTTGTATCCGATGCCGAATCATACGCGCCTTTCACCACGGTAAGCGGCACGGCGGTTCCGTTGTTGTCCACCGACGCGGTTACCGTTGCGGATGAAAGGTCCCCGGGGTGAACGGTGAGGAATGTTTTCTGGTATCCCTTGAAAACCTTTCGGATGTTCAATTCGCCGATGCTTCTTGATCCTATGTCAGCCATTTACTCTTTTCCTCCGTTGACCCTGTGCGTGATTGACTTCCGCAATGTTCCGTCGTCGATCATCGGCGTGCTTGATCCCTTGCGGGCGACGGTTGAATCCGCGTTCGGCGCCCATGAGCCGAAGCCCTGTGTGTCGAACGCCTCTTGAATGACAGATTCGGCTGCAATGCCTATGTCCTGAAAAATCGCCTTGACGTCGCCCGCCTCAAGATGTCCCTTTGCCTTTCCCGAAACATACGTGCCGATCTTGTCCTGTTTCTGTTCAATCGGCATCCGAATGAAAGATCGTTTCGGCGGCCGGTCTTTTACGACGATTGACCCGAATTCGTTGTACGCCCCGTATTCGGCAACCTGCATTCCGTCCGGGGTCTTTGCTTCCGCGAACACCCCGACGTCTACGGAATGATCGGCATCAAGTCCCTCGATAAGCTTTTCGAGCCGCGAGAAATCGCCGGTTATGGTCGACTGCCCATCGGAGAACTTGAAAGCCATTACCAGACGGCCCGCGCGTAGAGGTACGAAACGAAGACGGCGAACGCCAGGGACGCCCACATGCCGACGCGGTACGCAATAAGCTCGCGCTGTTTTCCCTTGATGATATCGACCATTTCCTGTGTCCAGTGGATTTTTCCGGCTTCCCGGTATCCCCGGCGCATGGCCTGTGCTGCTTTTTTGTTCATGATACGCGCTCCCATTCCGTTGATGCGTATGCCCATTTTACCCCGTCAGCAAAAAATGCTATGTCGGAATATGGATCGGAATCTTCATCAGTGCAAGGCTCTATTTTCTGGAAAAGGGATCCCTGCGAAAGAAGTTTTACTTCCCATATGCCGGCGCCACCCTTTCCGTATTTTACCTCAAGAATGGTTCCATCTGAAACGACAACAAGAACGCCATGATCGGCATCGTCCGTTCCATATTTCCCAACTTCCCCGGTAAAATCACCTTCAAACTCGACAAGATCATCGCTCGCCCCATAGATTTTTGTCATGGCGTTGTCGCTCCTGCTACGGTAAACACCGCGCCGCCGATATACGGGTGAGTGAGCACCGCCCATTTCTGCCCGTAATACGTCGAGGTGTAAAACGCGAATACCCCGGTTCTCATCCAGTCGGGTATGTCCACCGATTCCGAAACCCCGTCAACGCTGCGCGATGTCTGCAAAAGGCGGGGCTGTCCGCCCGAGTCCTGCCCGTCGATGTCGGTCGTAAGGAAGTGCGCGGTAAGGTAGGTGTATGCCTGATCAAGTGATTCCTGCGTCGGGTAGAGATCCTGATTGATGACCGCGATGGCTTCGGCGAGGGCTTGGGTGATATCCTTGTCGCGAACGTCCGGGGCTTCCGAACCGTAGGCGAACTGCCCGCGGTCGAAATACGCCTTGAATGTCGCGACGGTTACGGCCGGCGTCATGCTTTCGCGGCCTTCTTTTCGGCGATGACTTCGGCGAGTTTCTTGGTTCCCCAGCGGGAATCAGCGTTGATGCCGAGGGCTTGAGCTTCCGCGATGAGGTCGCTTTTCGTAGGTTCGGACCCGGGAGTTTCCGCGGCGGGTTCGTCCGGCGTGTTCACCTGGTTCTCGCGTGAGTTGAGCGCCGCTTCCCGTTCGTCGAGGGCCTTCTCGCGCTTGGTGAGGTTCGCTTCCCGGTCGCGTAGGGACTGTTCGCGGCGGGCGAGTTCGTCATTGGTCGGGGACGCCTTGCCGGTGAGGGCGAAATCGGCGGGGTAGCTCGTCACGAGGCGGAGGGCAACAACCTCATCGAGATCGGCGGATTCATTCGGGGCGAGGTCTTTCGTCATGCCCCTGACCTGATCTTTGAGCCAAACGCGCTTTCCTTTGTTCCATACGGTCTGTGTAGCCATGTCTATATTCTCCTTTGTGTGTTCTATTTCGTCAGTATATGGCAATAGTTCTAATCACGCAAGGGGTTTATTTCAAACTCGCCGGGGTAAAAATCTGCATACTTTCGGGCCAGATACTCCGGTATGATTACTTCGCGGCCACTGAAAAACGGCCCTTGAATCTCGGCAAGCGTCCATTCCCGGAAGCCGATGTTTTTGAAGGTCGCAAGCGGGACGGAATCCCATATCCGTGAATAATCCCCGCCCCAGCTTTTCAGGGCCTCATCGTACCCGTCGCCCTCGATATGCGGAACTCCGTGCATGTACCGGGCGGAATATTCCCGCTCCGGACGGCCTGACAAAATGAACGGCTTGTGATCGTGGCCCCAAAAAGTCACGCGGTCGGGCCAGAATTCGGACAGGATGAGCCGCCAGCGCTTGACCCATACCGATTTATCCTTTTTCTCGTGATCGGGGGAATACACGTCAAGGCCGCCGAGGTCAAAACCGCATACAATGACGTCATGCCCGCGCGTCAGGGCTTCGGCTACGAGGGTTGTCCCGGTGTCCTTCCGGTATATCTCCGGGCATGAATAGGGCCGCGAATCGGGCAGGATGGCGAACGTTGCCCCGGTTTTCTCCCGCCATGCTTCAGCCTCGCGCATGACGTCAGAATGCCCGGCAAGGGCGGTCAGGATGTCCCCGTAGTCGATGTACACCCGGTTGCATCCCCATATTTCACCGGTAAAGGCGCGGATTTGAGCGTCGAACGAAAGGCGAGAAATGCCGTTTCCGAGTATCAGAATGGTTGCCATGTCCCCATGATACGGCAGGATTGAAAAAAATACAAGTTTCGTGCGATTTATTGCAATAGACGCTTGACAGTTCGTTGCAATGGATGTAAGATAATAACAGATAGGAGATACAAACATGACGAACGGAACAAACGAACAGGATGCAGCGGAATTCGAAAAACTTTTTGTCAAGGTTGCTAAGTGGGTCGCTTTTGAATACGGCGTCGAATGCGTGTTGACCATCAACGCCGGAAACTTCCAGCGGTTCCTTGACGGATATCACAACGCGCTCGCCCTTGCGATCGAAAACAAGGGATTCATGAAAGAAGCCTGCGAAATAATCTACAACGAAATAAACTATAAATAACCATCACGCCCGCCGGAGCGTATCCGGCAAAGGGAGTATCATGAATCATCTAAATAGCGTACTTTTGGAGGGGGTTGTAACCGGGCCCGCCGAACTGGAGACATCGAACGGGGCGAAAATCTACCGGTTTACGATCAAAACAAGCCGATTTGAGCCTGTTGATGACGATCTGACCGAATCGGCGTCATTCATTGATGTCGAAACATACGGGAAACTGGCGACTCATTGCAGCGTCGAATGCACCGAAGGCCGTGGCGTCCGCGTTGTCGGTCGAATCAAACAGGAATACTGCGAAGATGACGACGGAAAGCTGTTTTCTTTCGTCAAGATCGTTGCCGATCACGTCGAGTACAAGCCCGCCTTTCGCAAGGCAAAGGAATCCGAATGATTTACCGAATGGCGAAATACCGGGGCGTGGATATATCATGCCGAAAGGCGCGGAAGAACATGCCTCGCGCGTACCTTTTCATGATGGAAAATCTGCCTTTCACGGCGTTTTCACTCGACGAATGCATCATGTTCATCGACATGAATAAGGCGTGGCCGGCATGAATGAAATGACCGAATCTGATTTTGTTGAGTTCATATCGCAGCCGCTCGACGGGTTGCTTTATGATCTCGAGTTGATGCCCGAACAAGTAAACCACGGGTCTCGCGAATGGCTGTACAGCGAAGTAATAAAATCGCTGTACTTGAAGGCGGAAAAGAAATGAATTACCTGACGGATTTTGCGAAACGGTTGGTTTTCAACCTGATTTGTATCTCCCTGGTGGTTTTCATCGCGTGGATTGCGCGGGATATCTGGTATGAGATTTTTACGGGATTGGAGGCTGGAAGATGAGTGTTCGGGAAATAATCGCTACCCTTATCATAGGTTTATTCGTTGGATTCATTTTCGGCGCATTCGTCGCCGTTGGCACGGCAAACAAGGTGATCTCTGTTTATGCCGAAAATAGCCGCCTTTATTATTGCGATGAAGGCGTGTTTGAAATAAATGAAATTTCAAATCAGGGGGCGAATAGATGAACATGACCGCGATTGAAAAGGCGAAAGGGGCACACGAGCGCATTTCCAATGCAAGGGATCAGCTTACTTTCATTCGTGACGCAAGGCGAGACGATCTTGATTTGTACCAGCGTTTGACGCACATGATAGGTGATTTATATCACTCTCTCGAAGCCCTCGCCGCGCTTGAAGCAGAAAAACCTGCGGAGGATTTAATTGAAGAATTACCGTGTGTTCACTGCGAATGTACTTATTATGATACAGATTTTACAGATAGTTGCGCCGCAGAAAGCGGGGGCGAGCCTGCTTCTGCAACATGCGTAAAGCATTTGAAATCAAGTCATTTAATCCAGCAATACGCCGAAGCCTACCACGCTAAAAAATGCGCGGAGTGCAAGGCGGTTCACAAGAACTGCGAGAACTGCGCGGAGTATCCGTGTGAGGCCGTGAATAACGGAATGTTCTGCGAGGGTAAAAACTGGAAAAATCCAAACGACTTCCCGCGCTTTGAAAAACGTTCCGGCATCACAACAGACGTGAACGACGATCATGAATAACACCCGTGGCATCTACATCGAAAACCTGACCGCCGAAATATTTCGCACACTCACCGACGTGCTGAATCCGGCCACGACGGATAAGGATTTCCTAAAGGCGCATGATCGCGTGCGTGCGATCATCGGGCGGGAATACGTCGATATAGCCGACCAGAAACGCGAGCCAGTGAGGAGGCGGGGTAGACCGAAAAAGGTACATGACGAGGAGGAATAAAAAAGGCCCTCCCGAAAAAGGAGGGCCTTGCCGTTTAGCCTGCTATCAGGTCGTCGCGGTCTTGTCGAGGTAGAGAACTTCGCGCGGGCGGTTCACGAGGACGCCCGAGAACTGGCCGTAAGCTTTCTGCTCGAAGTGGAAGCCGTCGACGGTGTACGCCTGCGGCATGGTGAAGTCCACGGGGATCGACAGCTTGAGGGTTTCCGAGTTGTTCCGGTACAGGGTGTATCGGTCCTTCGCGAAAGTGTTCTTGTCGCTCTGGCTGTATACCATCGGCAGAATCTTGAAGTTCGGATTGTTGGTCATCTCCGCGAAGATGTTCTTCATGTACTGCAGCTTCGAGATCGTGGTAAACGTCGGAGAGGTCGCCGCGCCGAGGCCGAGGTAATCGGCCGCCGGGATGACGAAGGTGTCCGGGTTGTACACGGTGTAGTTCGAGTTTGCGAAGTACGCCGAAAGGAGTCCCGCGATGAAGGTCTGGAACTCGGTCGTGTCCATCGTCTTGATGTCTTCGGCGATGAGCGCGGTATTGATCGAGACTTCGGAATTGTTCAAAAGACCGGTCATGTCGGAACTTCCGATGAACGCGGTTTTCTGGACGCCGAGATCCCAAATCTTCTTCATGGCCTTGAGGGACGCGGCCACGGGGTCCCAGTTGAGGGCTGCGGCTTCCTGGATTTCGGGCAGGTCCCACTTGGTCCCCATGAACCATTTCTGCGTTCGCATGGAGATCTGGTCCAGCGCGGAACTTGCCTGCGGGACACGGGAATTTCCCTGATCGATGAAGCCGTCCTCGAAGTTCGCGCCCGTATAGTACTCGCGATTCTGGACGATCTTGCTTTTCCAGGCGGAAGAGCCGACGTCAATCGGCATGTAGTCGGGTACGTTGACCTCGAAAAACTTCTGTTTCGTGACATCGGCATTGATGTGAGTCAGGGTATCGATGATGTACTGATACCCGGTACTCGTCAGGTCGATGTCTCCGGCCGAGTTGAAAAGCGGCCGTCCGTTGATAAACTTGTTCATGTTTTCGTTGCCTCCCTATTCCTACGCCGAACCGACGGACTTGGCGTCAGCCTGTATCCATACGCGCCCGATAGCCGTATCGGCGGTCTTGTCGAGCATGTAGCCATACGGTGCCTTGGTCGAAACCGCCTTGACGCTTCCGGGGGTCGCGAGAACGGGGGTCACCTGTGCGCCGCGATTGAGGGCGCCGGACGCCTTGAGCCGCATGACCGCACCGGATACCGCGATCTGGACCGTGTCGCCGGGTACGTATTCCTTCTTGTTTTTCGACTTGACGACGGTTCCGAAGATCGCCTCAAGCTCGGTGGCGCGTTCATCGACGATGGGCGAACCGACAGAATCGGAAGATCCGAGGTCTACGAGCTTGACGGACTCGCCGGGGATGAGCCGGTTGGTGCTCGTCGCGCCGGGGTTGTATCGGCACGAGATGGTGTGCTCGCAACCGAAAAACGACAGGTCGAGTTCACCGATTGCGGCCTCTACCTGAAACTGATTGATGTTGCTCATGGGTTATTTCCCTCCCTGATTGGTGACGGCGATGCTGTACCGCTCTTTTCCGCGAGCGATGCGCTTTTCCTCGGTGTCGATGGACTCCGTGGGGTCATACCCTGCCGGGGCCCGCGCGGCGTTTTTGAGCGCCTGATTGACGACGGGTTTAACCGCGGGTTTGGCCGGGGCCGCGTTGGAACGCTGTTTCCCTTCGTCGACGGGGGCTTCTCCGCCTTCGTCCTGGACGGATTCGGCGTTCTCGAGGGTTTCGCCTTCACCTTCCGCCGCTCCGCCGCCGGTGTAACTCGCGATGAGGTCCGCGATGGTTACCTGCGTGCCGTCGGGGAGGGTTACCGGGGTTTCCGGGGCAACCTGTTCGGGTTCGCCGCCCTGTTTCTCCACGAAGTCGGAAATGAGCTCATGAAGCGGAACGGGGGTTCCGTTCACGTCTACCATGACCGCGTCGTCATTCGAGAGCGCTTTCATACCGCCGCCGCTTTCTTCGGGCTTTTTCTCGGGCACGGGTGCCGGAGCTTTCGCCGGAGCGGGATCGGCCATGTTTTTCTTAGCCTTGAAAAGATTGATTCCGGGCAAGTTGATGCCTCCTTTCTTACTGTTTGCATAAATCCGTGATCCCTCGTATCGGGGACGCGGAACGATTGCCATGTGCATATAGTGGCCGTTGATGACTTCCCCGTCATAGGGAATCTGGTGCCACTCTCCGCCGTCCGCCTCTTCCTCGGGAAAATACGCGCACGATACGGAATATCCGTTTTCTATCGCTTTTTGCGCGTTCTCGTCCCATACAGACACGTCGACGTACTGCCAGCCGTCAGGTTCCCATGTCGGAATTCCGGTAACGATGCCGCTCGCGGGATTTGCGCCGATGTCCTCGAAATTGAACGCGTTCGTCTTGTCCGAGTTATCATGCTGCTCGGGTATGAAGATTACGGGACAATTTCGAAATGACGGGCCCATACGATCCAACGCCTCGCGAGAGACAAGGACCGTACCCTGTTTGGTATCCTCATAGGAAATGACGCCGGGTTCGATGAATCGGCATTTGTAGCTCTTTGGTTCAGCCATTTGTGATAGTTTCCGCCCTATTTGTTAAATTGTCAAGTATTGTCATGTATTGCAATTATTCCAGCACCCATATTTTTCCACAGCGGCAGCCAAAATCTTCCCCAGCGTGCGCCCGTCGGCCTGTTTTCAAGTCTACCACTCCGCCTGGCCCGTCGATGTCAAATACCTGGCCGTCAAGGTGTTTGTGGTTCGGCCCGCGCGGGTCTCGCCTTACCCGCTCATCGTGAGACGTAGACCAACGATATCGCCTTACCCCGGTAGTCGCGGCTCTATTCATCGACAGCTTGGAGAAAAAGAGGCTTGTTTCCTGACGGGCGAGAAATTGCGCCTTGTTCGCGGATACCTGGTATTCCCGCTGGATGAGGTCGCGGATGGCTTCGTCGGTGCCGGTCGTCTGGTATTTCTCGACCATATCGCGGAGGCGTTTCACCTGTTCTGGCGCCCATCCCTTGACGTTCAATACCTGCGAATCGTTGTAATCCCGTTTTAGCTTCGCTGCGGTCTTCTTGTCGATGTCGGGCATGACGCCGATATTGTGGAGGTCGCGCTTGATGTCGTCACCCATAGCGAAAAGCGGCAAATCTGACCCGAACGATGCCGCGCGGATAGCCTGATCGATGGTCGCCTCGGCCTTCTCGATCGACGCCTTGAGCTTCGCGGTGAGGGCCTCGCGATTCCCTTCTGCCTGAATACTCGCCCCAATAACCTCGGCCGGCGGTCGGCCTTTCCATGTTCCTGATCGCTTGTCGAAAGTTGCGAACCGGGAAAGCTCGTTCGAGATCGTCATGTTGAATGCTCCGGTAAACACGCCGTCTTTGTACTGGACGCGGCCCGAATTGATCGCGGACACGAGGGCGGAGGTAGCCGCGTTGAGCTTTACGGCCGGTTTATCTATTTCGGCGAGAATGGGCGCGAAATAGTGCCGGTAGAGAAAATCGAGGATACACCCGGCTACGGGTTCGAAATAGGACGGCTTAACCTTGAGCATTCTTACCCGTGACCTTCGCCTTCACGCTCGCGGCAAAGTCCCCTGCTTTCTTGAATATCGACACGTTACCGGCAGTCGGTGACTCGGCGGCCTGACCTCCCGGCGGTATCGGGTTGGAGTTCGCCATAGCGGCAAGCTCGGCCGATATGATTCCCTCTTTCGCGGCTTCGTCGGCAATGGCCTTTCCGTCGGTGATGATTCCCCGGTCAAAAAATGAAACGATGACGTTCGCCTTACTCTCGCGGATCTGCGCGGCTTCGAGCTCGGGCAGTACCTTGAGATTCGGGAATTTGATCGTAAATGACGGGTCGCGGCCCCAGAGGTTGAGGCACGCGATACGGACAAGCTGGCGCACGTCGCGCTTGAGCGGCTCTTGCACGTCGGACTTGACCATCTGGTTGTAGTTGTCCATGTCGCTCTCGCCGGTCGAGAATCCTGACGCGGACAAGCCGAAAAGTTTCGTCATGGGCATACGGAGGGCGGACGCTACGCCGATTCGGTTTTCGCGCTTAACCTCGGCCAGTCCGGTGAAGGAAAGTTGTTTCGACTCGAATTCCTCATCCTTGTCGAGCACGAGGGCGTTTACGTAAGATTTTATCTTGTTGGCTTCCTGAATGCGGTTGCGGACGACTTCCACGCCGCCCGCGGTCGCGAGTTTGTTCGCCAGCCCCATGATGTGGTAAATGTCAAGTTTCGACTCGTCCAGGATCTCGAAGAGGACGTCATCGGTCTTAAAATAGAGCTGGAGGTCGCGGATCATGCGTTCGGCTTCGCTCATGCCCCATCCGCGCAGCTGGCGACGGATATACGCGGGCGCCCGCTTGCCGTACCCGAGAATGAGGCGCGAGCGGTGTATTTCCTGCCCGTTGAGGTACATGGTGTCGGAATCCGCTATGTCTTCCTCGTTCATGAAGTTACCCGAGGTCGTACCGGCGATGGACAATTGCCAGCGGTCGACGTCGTAAAGCTCGATCGGGGCGCGGTACAATCTGCGTTCAAGCAAAGGTTTCGCGGGGTCCTGATCGGTATTTATGGCAAGGCCGCCGCCGCCGAACAGACGCACCCATGTACGTGCGTCGATGAGTTTCTGAATGGCGTCATGGTCATCGAACCACTCCATGACCTTGTCGATGTCATCCGGACCCATTTCGCCGGACTCGATCTCGAAACCCTTCGCAAGCGCGTCCTGGATTGGCAGTTGCATGGCCGTCTGGAGGAGTCCGCACCCCGAATACATATACGTGAGCAATACCCGGTTAAGGGTAGCGAGGTTGTAGTTATTCGTGAAAGCTATGGTGTCATACCCGGAAAGGGTGCTCCCGCCGGTTCCGACAGGAGCAAGTCCGAGGGTCAGCTCCGAAAGGCTATTGTCTATCCGCGCGCGCGTGTGTTTTTTCTGGCTCATATTGCAATAGTACCCCCGGTTTGATTATTTTGCAAGGCTTCAGACAACATCGAGGATTGAGCGTTCCCCGGTATGCATTGCCATTTTCATAATAAACCCGTCGAGGCCGTGATCATCCCCATCCTGCAGTTTCGGCAACTGCTTCCCGTTTTTGTCACGCGCCCATGAATACGTCGAAAGTTCCTTGATGATGTCGGTCGATTCCTCCGTAACGTGTATCTGGTAGCCCTGTAGACGCATGGCGATGTCCTCTTTGTAGCCGGAATACTTCTTGACCCCTTTGATTCCGTTCAAGCCCATCCTGTAGAGGTCTCCGATGATGTCCGGACGCGCGGAGTCCGCCGTCACTTCCTCGTATGGACCGACTCCGGCCGCCGTGAGCGCGTTATAAATATCCGTGTTGTAAAGGTCGGTGCTGTAAACGAGCTGTTGCAGCCATATTTCCCGTGTGGACTCGCGGAGCCACACCCGGACCGCCGCCGTGGGGTCGCCTGAAAACCCGAAGTCAAGTCCGATGCCCAGGGATTCCGGGTACACCTCGGGCGGAACTTCCTTGACGGTATCCCAGTTCCGGAACACGACGCCTTCGAGCTTCGTGAACTCGCCGAGCGCCCATAGCTTGTACTTTTCGGGGTTCGTGTCTTTGTACCCCTCGAGAACCCGCTTTGTCGCCTCGGGACAGAATGCGTTATCCTTGTACCATGTCCGCAAGATGAGCGCCCGGCCGGTCGGGGTTTCCGCGATGACGGCTTTTGACAGCTCGTGTGCGGTTTGGAGGAATCGTCGCTGAATCCAATGCAGCGAGCCGGGTATTTGCGGAACGGGGTTGTGCGTGAGGAATATCCGGCCGGGGTACTCGTTCGGGGACAATCCGGCGTCGATGGAGTCGAAGTCCGATTCGGCTATCTCGTTCGCTTCCTCGACATGGATGATGGTCGCGCCCTTGAGGGATTTCAGCTTTTCGGCGTCATCAAGTCCGAAGCCGCGGATTCGCGAGCCGTTCGGAAGGGTAATTTCCTTGTCGGTCTTGTTCACCTGGACAGGTATGCCGTTTCTGACAAAGAAGTCCAGGTACTCGGCATAGACTGAATCCTTGATGGTCGCGCCGACTTTGCGGATTATCGGGATGAAGTGACGGGGTTCCGAAAGGGCGGCCAAACATATCGCTTGTACCGTATCGTGACTCTTGCCTGATCTTCTTCCGCCGTAGATCTCGAAGTACCGGCAATCCTCGCGAAGCCGCCCGCCCTTAAAAAGTTGCTGGTAGACGGCGTTTATTTTGATTTCAGGCATTCGACCGGACCACGATGCACCCGCCGCCGGTCCGGTGCTTTTCCTGCTCGTCCGGGGCGAGCGCTTCGAACCTGGCGTAAAAGGCATAGAACCTTCGGCCGGCACGCTTCTTTGGGTCGCCGTTTTTCTTGAGCGGCCACGGCCCGCCGTAATTCGATACCTCGAAAGAAACGCCCTCGAACTCGTATGAACGCGGCCCGCATAGGTGAATGACTCCCACGGCTATTCCTGTTTTCTTGCCGATGCGCTGATCGAGAAAACCAAAAGAGCGATCATGGTCCACGCGCAACCTATTTTCACGAAACCGAGATAAAAGGCAGAAAAAACCATGAAGGATTCCCCGATTACGCTTGTCACGTTGACGCGAATAGCCCTTTTCACTCCGTCGCGGACTTCTTTCGAGCCGAGTGACAAGAGAACCACAATCCAGATTGCAAGCTCCATACCGGCGAAAATGCCGACGATTACAGCCGGAAACGATACGCCCGTCAGCTTGCTTGCCATGATTGACGCGAATAAAAACAGATTCCAAACGAGATACGGCAATTCCTTTTTCATAACACTCCCTTTTTTTTCGCTATTACGATTTCACAAAGTTGACGGTAAAACTCCGGCTTTCCGGGTTTTTATCGGGGTCAACCTTCATGTCAAAAGGCTTGACCATCTGGATATACTTCTGGAGCATATCGAGCGCCTTGTCGCGGTCCGCGAGCTTGTACTCGACGTAGGTATCTCCCTGTGCCGTCATCTTCTCGTTTATCGCGTCGATGCACACCTGTAGCCCGCGCTTGCGAAGCTCCGCCGTGGTTATCGTTAAACGCCCATCAAGGTCGATGATTTCGGTCGGATCGTAGAATGCCCGAGCTACCCACGTATCAAGAATCCGCTTTTCAAGAGGTATCCGTTTTTCCTTGAGGATGACGGCTATCTCGTTTGCAAACATTTGTTGTATCTTATCATCCTTCAACAGACGCGAAGCCGAAGAATACGCCGTGTTTCCGGTTGTCCCGTATGCTTTTGTATACGCTTTCGCGGCGTCGTTAAAATCTTGCTCGATGTAAAACCTGACAAAGTTAGCGCGTTTTTTTAATACGTCCGGCTTCAGTGATTCGTCATCTTTGGTCCGTCCCTTAGGCTTATCCTTTGCGGCCGCCGGTTTCTTCACGTCCTTTTTTATTGCCATACTTCGGCCCTCCTGTCTGTTGTATTATAATGCACCGTCATGATTCAGGCAAGCATCCCCATTGATCTGCCATAGCTTGGGCAATTCCAGGGAAAGTCTTTGCTCTTGCGCTTGCGTCTCTTATTTTTGAATCGGTGAAATATCTGGCCTTTCCTGTCGAATCAAAAGAAGTCGGCATCGGTTTTTCGACGCTTGTCCGATTATTGAAAAAGTCATCTTCATCAAAATGCTGTAATAACGGCAAGTTTTTTAGCCATAGCCAGGTTGTTTTCTGCTGCGAGTCTCCGAAGTAATACGGCTGTATCTCTTGCGAGTATTTCGCAATTACCGGACTGGCACACCCTTTTGGATTCTCAAGGCATATTCTGGGTATGTCCGATTCCCATAAAATCCTAAAAAACTCCAACGCCTCAAGCCGTAATTTTATGCGCCCCGGATTATCCCAATGCCTCGTACCGGCATAACTAAGATACGTGCAAGGCGGATGCCCTATCATAAGGTCATACCCCCCCCCCGATTATATCCAGGACAGACCCTTGATAATGAGGTCCCGGCGAGCTTGTCGGCAGCAAGTCGCAAGAAATTGCGTCATGGCCATTTCGGATAAAAGCGTCACGGACAATTCCAGAATATTCGCAAGCTACAAGTATTTTCATTCCCCTATCCTCTCCCCGAACCTTCCAAAATACCATTCCCGGTGCTCTGCTATGTCCCCTTCGTCATAATGACACTTCGGGCATGTCCCCATCGTTGAACTCCACTTATTTCCGCAGCAGGCGCATGTTTTTTCCGGTGCCTCGAATCCCCCGCGTTCCTTGTATTCCTCGGTCTTTTTCTTCTCGCCGTCGGTCGCCCGGCGTTTCTTTGTTGTCCAGGGGTCCGCCTTGTCGATGAACTGCTCGACGCCCTTTGCCATGAAGGTGGTGAATCCCTTGTACGGGAATATCTCATGATCTGCCGATTTTGAGATCCCGGCGTAATTCTGTATGGCCTTCTCGATTTCCTCATCGGTGTAGAACGATATGGCCCTCATGCAGTCCTCTCGCTCGAAGTCCCGGAAGTTAAGAACGGGGTAACGGCATTCAGGAAGTCCCATGTAATTCCATGCAGTCCGGAGTCGGTCGATACGTGCGCTTGAATCGTTCGGGATGTGAACATTCCTTTTTTGAGAAGAGGGGGCGGAGGGGGGCGACGGCTCGGCCGGCGCTTCTTCCTCTTCTCTTTCTTCTTGTGTATTTGAAGGTGGAGGTGAA